GACCGTTATTAGCCGTAAATCCTTGCCATAAAGAAATTTCATTCGCTTCAGCTACTTGACCCAACAAACGCGCTAATAAGAAATCTTGGAAATTTTTAGGTAGTACATCAAATGCAGAATAACCCATTGAAACCGCCTCCCAATCTGAACGGAAATCTTTTTTACATAAAAGTACGTTTACATCAAGTTCTTTAGGCTCTAAAATACGTTCCGATAAAACAATATCACCCGTTGCTGTAAAGTCACAACTTGCATCTTTAATCAAGTTTGTAGCGTCAAAACGTTTAACCGTTTCGCGATACTTAATATTTGCCATTACTGTTACGCCGCCCTTGTCAATTGTGTTTGCGCTCAATAAAGCCATTCCAATATACTTACCCGCGAATTCCCCCGCGTAAGTAGTTTCGATATTTAATGTTGTTGCCATTTTTGTTATTTGTTTTTATTTATTATTATTAATACATTTTTTCTAAAATTCTATCTACCGTCCCCTTTGTCTTATTTGCAGAAAATCTTTTAACTTCAATTTCGTTTCTGTTTTCAGGGTTAAATGAAATCGGTTTAATTTCCGTTTCAACACTTAAAGCTACTTGTTTCAATGCTTCAAGTTCTGCCTTTAGTTTAACATTTTCAGTTAATACAGATTCATACTTTGAGAACATTGTTTCCTTAGATACCGTTTCAATCGTTTTCTTAGGTACTAAATTCATCATTTGTTCCTCAGGTACTTCGGGCGTTTCTTCTTCGGTTGTCGTTTCTTCTTCCATTTCAGCGTCTTTAATTTCGC